GGAAAGAGACTTTCATATGAACAGAAAAAAGATAAATTTGTTGTTGATGCAATAAACAAGATGTTCAAAATTGCCGGTCACAAGGTAACTTATGATGACATCAAGGATAGAAAGGATACTTGGTCGGATCAATATACTATGACTGAGAAACAATATGATAAATGGAAAGAGTGGGGAGTAAAAGAACTCCAAAAGAAACTTAATATGACTGAAATGTACGCCAATAGACAAATGGCTATGGTTTGTTTAATGTGGGGTCTCAAATTCGATAAATAAGAAGAAACAATTTAAAATGAATCAAGATATTATAACCTATCAGAGCGTTTTCTTGGATAACGTAAACATTACCGTTGTTTTCAAAGAGAATTCAAATTATGAAACATTAAAATCAATCTTTGACAAATATGGTTTTGGATTCTATTTTCCAAAAAACAAAACCATTATTATTGATGGTGAAATTTTCTTAGATACAGAATTAAATTTTGATGATTTAAGATTTGTAGAGGCTCACGAAATTGGACATCTGATGTTAGGTCATACTGGTGGAGTTAGATATGATGAGGATGAAATTGATGCTGATTTGATGGCATATCTCCTATTAAAAAAACAAGGATTATCAACTGAAAGACTTGTTGATACATTTGAAGATAGACACGGAATCGAGTTTTCACAAGAACTATTTGATAGATTCAAACTCAGATTTTTATAGTAACCCTTAAAAACTTGGTGTGGTACATATTGTATCACACCTTTTTTTATTTAAAACTATATTTATTAAAAAATATAATATGGCAACAACAATTAATGCAACACCAACAACAGATATAAATTTTGATAAAAATTTAACATATGAAAATGATTTTGCCAAGTGGTTAACCGATATGGTTTCTTATTGGTCTAAAAATTATACTGGATGTACATTCGAAATCACTAAAGTTGGTACTGAACCTAATGGACTTAGTGCTAATATAAAAACAACACCGAAGACAGGTGTTAATGTAGATTGTAATTCATCCTTGACTAAGGATTTAAATACAGTTCAACAAAATAACAAAATAACCGTACAAAAAGAAGCGTCAGAAACAAAAACAATATTTACGGTTACATGGAAAAAAGATAAGTCTCAAGAAAATAAAGACGATAAAGAAGAAAAATCTGAAAAGAAAGATAAAAAAACAAAAAATGATAATACTGATGACGTTAATTCCGAAGATAGTAAGGGAGCAATGTACGATAGAGTTTTTGGGAAACTAGGACAAAATGTTATTCAGTCAGCCTTGAAAGGTGTTCAGAATGTTGCCGGCACAGTTAAAAATGCTGTTCAAACTGTTACCGGTGAATCACACTATGTAAATGATAAAAGATTAGTTGAAGAAATTGAGAGAATTAAGGAGTTATTAAAATAAAAAAATCCCCATTCAATAAAGAGTGGGGATTTTTAATTAAGAGGTTAAAACTATTTCTCAACTTTAGCTGAATCAACAGATGGAGTTGTAACAGTAGTTGATTCAACAGGAGCAACAACTTTAGTTGAGTCTTCAGTTGTTTTAGTTTCTTCAGTTTTTGCAGTTTCGCAAGAAGTTAAAATTACGCTAAGAACAACAATAGTTCCAAAAAGTACTTTTCTCATTTTTTTTAAGATTTTTAAATTTTTAATTTTGATTTAGTTATTTAATAACCAATAAATACACAATACTTTTAGATAAGTCAAATATGTTTAACTTTTTTTTAAAAAAATTATAATTATAGAAAAAACATTATATGAGCTGGAAACACACATTAATTATTGTGGCTTCTATTTTGATGATTGGGATGGGATTGGGTTATTTGATAAGTTATAACGCCAAAGAAACAAAAAGTCTTCAACAACAAATTATAGATGCCGAAAGAAAATCAATTGATTCCTTACACAAGGAATTAACCACAATGAAAACTGAAAGGGAAAATATGGAATCCCAATTAGAACAACTTACTATTGGAATCAGACTTAGTGAGTCAAACTTATCAACAAAAATAAACCAACTTAAAATTCAGAACAATGTTAAGATTGATGCTATTACTAGCAGTACTAATGACGAGTTACTCGATGGGTTACGCGCAAGATTTAATAAAAAATAATAAAGATTCTATTAGTCCTAAAATTGATTTAATGGTCATAAATGGTGATACCCTTTTCACTATGAATAGAAAGTTTGCTGAACAAATTGCAATCGAACACGACTCATTGGTTATTGTAGTTGATAAATTAAAGGAATGTAAAGATGTGCTAGAGTCAAGTCTAGAACTTAAAGAGCAATATAAGGTAGCTTTAGAAAAATCTGAACAAGTAAGTGAAATGTTTAGAAAAGAAGGTGAAAAGAAAGATAGAATTATCAAGGGGTATGAAAATATTGATGTTGCTCAACAAAAAATTATTGGTGAATTAAATACCGAGTTTAAGAAATCAAAGAATAGAAACAAATGGTTAACTGGATTAACCGTTGGTGGTGTTTCAGTGGGGTTTACATCAATTATCCTTTTACTTCTAAAATAGAATTTCTATATTTTTTGTGTCGAAAGACATAAAAATTAAATAATTTATTATTATGGCAATTACTTATTTTGCTTTAGGTATGCTCACGATGGTGGCTCTAACTTTTATTGGAGTTATTGTTTGGGGTCTGTTTAGGGTCAGTAAAATTGAGCGACAGATTGGTGTCATAAAACAAAACGACAGATTTGAGTTTGATAATGTTCAACGACAATTTGAAAATGTTTATCGAGCTATTGATAGTCAAAGGGATGATTACCGACATGAATTTGAATCCGTATTTCGTAGGTTTGAAACAATCGAGGAAAATTCAAGGTTGAATACCGATAACTTGGTTAGAATGATGACTGAACGATATGATGATTCGATTCGTTACACAGACAAAAGAATTGATAAGTCACTAAATCAAAAAGAAGTATTATAACAAAAAACCCCTCCGATAAAGAGGGGTTTTGTATTTTTATAATATTTATTATAAAAAATTAAAATTATGAAAAGAATTATAAGATTAACTGAATCGGATTTAGTTAAATTGGTAAAAAAGGTTATTAGTGAACAAAACGAAAATACTAGTACACCAACAGCAACTTTATTAAAAACAAATGTTCTTGAGTATACTGGTAATTTAATTAATAATGTGTATGATGGATTTTATTCTCTCCCACAGACAAGTGGAATTTTGATTGGTAAAAATATAAACGAATTGCAAAATTATTATGGTTCTGGAACAAGTACTAAAACCCAACAAACAGATGAAATGAATTCAATCACCTTCCAATTAAATAAAATAATACAAGGAAAAAATGTTGGTCAAAAAATTGATTTGAGGTTAAATGGTAAATCAATTTTAAGTTTACCTATCGAAAAATCTGATGGAATAGACACTAAACAATATTATGTAATGAATCAAGTCAAAATCTCCAATTTACAACCTGGTGAAAATTTAATTACTTGTGTCGTAAATAACAAACAATTAGATGCTATTAATTTTAACAAGTTTTACTTGAAGTTTAATGTCAAATAGAAAATAAATAATGTAACAAAAAACCCCTCCGATAAAGAGGGGTTATTTTATTTATTGATAATTCTACCTTTTACCCACCCTTCGTTTAAAAAAGTAGATAAATCGTCTTTTTTAATTTTTTTATTTTGATTATCTTTTGTAATCCAAATTGTACCAAATTGTGAATTTGTTTCACCTAAACCTACATTTTTTTTTATCATAGACATTTTCTTTTTTGACTCCTCTGAGTGTTTTTTGCCTGTCCAATCATAAGTGAAGTTTTTTAATTTCCCCTCAAGATGTCTTTTTTTTCCTGATTTGGACATTGTTTCTGAATGTTTTTTACGGAATTCTTCATCATTCTTTAATTTTTCTATGAAAATCTTTTTTCCAAGTTCAGAACCTTTACGTTGGAAATTTAAAAAATGTTTTTCATCAATGAACCCACCTGACTCACCTCCAACTACCAAATTCATACACAAATTATCTAATAATAATTCTTTATTAACTATTTCTTTTTCTTTTTCCAATAAAATTTTTCTGCTTGGAAAAAATTCTAAAATTTCTTTAGTGTGGTTTTCTTGTCCGTGATAGTTTATGGAATTCCATAATCTTTTACCACTTCCAAAATAACCATCGTTTAAATTATCAGTAGAATGTATACCAATATAAAATCTATGGGTTTTTTTACAAGTTATTTTATAAAGATAGTGGTATTTTCTATTTTCTGCTCTCATCATATATTCTTTTATTATATAAATATATGATAAGAACAAAAACTTCCGATGTGGAGGTAGAGAGATTTGAACTCTCGTCTCATCCATCTTAACTATTAAGGACTACATGCTTAGGACAACATTATTCGCAGTGTTCCGAGCTATTTGATTTTATCTGATACCCCAAAATCAACAAAATCAGCCAATTCATTTTTAGGGATGAGAATCGGTTAGACAACCCTATAGTACTCCTGTTCCTGAGTGAATGTACCCCGACTCGAAAGTAATACCCTATTGACTAGGCTACTACTGCTTCTTCTGAACGGATTAAACCGATAGCAGAAAGTTTGTTGATAACGTTGCCGTGTATCGTTTCAAACCAGTTTAACAGACTTAGTTCAGGTCTGACATGCCCCGAATAATCAACAATGTTGATCGATTCCAGTTTACCCCCATATTTTCAATTAACTATACTTAAGTATAAATATAATTATTGACAAAACCAATATCCTAAAGTATTTATAAAGAAAAAATTTTATGACTCCAAAAGAATCCGCAGATATAGACTCAGAAAAATTATTTGAGGATGATGAAGTATTATTTATTAGAGCGAAAGGATTTCCTGCTATAGATTATTATGGTGGAGATTATCTTAAAACTAATTATTACTCATATAGAAGAAACACTATTTATTTAATTGTAGGAAAAGGAAATAAAAAAAGTTATGTTATATTCGTTCCTGAATATGGAAATGTGTCCATTTTAGATTATGACGGAAAAATATGGGACTTTAGTGAAATTATAAAGGATTATCGTCAGATAGAAATGGATGTAATTAATCTTGCTGGAAATGATACACCTTATGGTATATTAAGGTTAATTAAATCAGGTAAAAAAATTGATAAATATGATTTAAATAAAGTTGATGAATGTTTGGCTAATTTAAAATTCAATGAAAAGAGTCCAGGTAAAACTATGATAGAACTCAGTTTTGATATGGATGAATACTTTAAGTTTTTTGATTTTCAAGAAGATGAATGGGATAGAAGAATATTAGAAGGTATTTTCTCTTCAGGTTATGGTTACTCTAGATACGGTGCTGACATTGTTAGTGAAGATACTGTTTATGAAGATTGGAAAGAAGGGTATACTTTAGGATCAATTAATCAAGAAAATGAAGAAATGTTAAATACAATCATTTCATTTATCGCACCTGATTTAATTCAACTTAAAGAAAAAGATAGTGAAGAATTTAATAAAGAAGCATCTAAATTACTAGATGATAATTTTGGTAGACAAGCTGATGATATAACAAATGAGGTTTATAATCTGAGAAATGAGGCGGCTGAAGATGCTGTGAAACAAGAAGCGATACGTGATATTGCGGATTACTTTGAAGAATGGGGTGTTTTCAGACGTGATTTATTCCAAACTTATTTTACAACAACCTCAGTTCTTTTAGCTCTATATAGTCAAGTTAGTGATAAAACAATGTCGATTAAAGATTTATTCAAAGAAATTGGATATGAAAAAGGAGGTATGTTTGGATATTACGCTGAAGCAGGTTATAATACATGGTTAGATAGTGAAAAATTCAATGAAGTTGTCAAAAATAATTTTGAGGAAATATTGGAAAAAATTGAATCCGAACCTGAAAAATATGAATCCGTTAGGAACTACGGTAATGCTGTTATCGAATTATCAAAACTAGGATATAAAATTGGTGGAACGTATGAGTTACCAAATAATCCGAATAAACGATTTAAAATTGATTCAATTAATAAGGCAACGTCAAGAATTATGGTTCGTGAATTGGCTGAAATGCGAGTTATGAGTAAAATGAAGAGTTTCACAATCGAGGAATTTGTTAATTATTTAAATTCACCAGAACTTTTTGAGAATTTAATTAGGAAAGTTAAAAAACTTTTGTAATTTTGTTTTATGAAACAAGATTACGAACTACTCAAAAGGGTTTTGTCTGTACCCACCAAAACATACAAGGAAGATATGATGATTGAATTTTTAACCTCTTGGTTGGTTGAAAATGACATCCCTCATTATATTGATGATATGGGAAATATCTATGCAACAAAACAAACTGATGAAGTTGAATACTTCCCTTGTGTTGTCGCTCATACCGATACCGTACACGAATTGGATACAATCAATATCCAAGAGATGATGTTACCCAATGATCAAAATGAAATGAAATTAGCTTATAAAGCCTTTAATGATTTAGATGAACCAACAGGTATTGGTGGGGATGATAAATGTGGGGTATATATTTGTTTGGAAATGTTGAGAATTCTTCCAAATGTAAAAGTTGCGTTATTTGTATCAGAAGAAACTGGTTGTCATGGATCAAAAAATGCCGATAAGAATTTCTTTTCAAATGTCGGTTATGTCATACAATGTGATGCACCTGGTAATTGGATGGTTAGTGAATATTGTATGGGTACAAAGTTATTTGATAAGGAATCTGAATTCTTTAAAAAATGTGATAAGGTATTAACGGAGGGGTTTAATAATAGAAACAAATACCAATCCCACCCTTATACGGATGTATATGCGTTAAAGAATCAATTTGATTTTGCTTGTATAAATTTTGCTGTCGGTTATTATAACTATCATACCAAACACGAGTATGTTATTGTTGAGGATGTTTATAATACATTGGAGATTGTGAAGAATATGGTTGGTGATTTGGGATATGTAAAATATGTTGAGGAAATTAAACCATCAAGATATTACTTATAAAAAAAGGGACTATTCAGTCCCTTTTTTCTTTTTACCCTTCTTAACAACATTCAAAATAACTTTATCATCTTCTACTGTGAGGGAGTATTTCTCATTCTCAACAATTTTTCCATTCAGGACTTCCTCTGATATGAAATCTTCAATTTGATCCTGTATTGCTCGTTTAATTGGTCTAGCCCCAAATGTTTCATCGAATCCAACCTTGGATATTAATTCCAATACTTTTTCATCACAAGTAATATCATAATTTAATCCATTTAATCTTCTGGTTAACTTATCAATCTCAAGTTTTACGATTTGTTTAATTTCTTCTTCCTTTAGTGAATTGAAGACAATAATCTCGTCTATTCTATTAAGGAATTCAGGAGCAAAGAACTTCTTAAGTTCTTTCTTTAACAAGTCTCTTTTTTGTTCTTCCTCAATATATAAATTAGTTGAAGTTTTAAACCCAACTCCAGTACCAAATTCTTGGAATTTTTTAACCCCTAAATTTGATGTCATAATGATAACACAATTCTTGAAATTTATTTTTCTTCCAAGACCATCGGTTAAATGACCATCGTCCAATACTTGAAGTAGGGTTGAAAATACATCCTTATTTGCTTTTTCAATTTCATCAAATAGGATTACTGAATATGGTTTGTTTTTAACAGTTTCTGTTAATTGTCCACCCTCATCATATCCAACGTAACCTGGAGGTGAACCGATAAGTCTTGATATAGAATGTTTCTCTTGATATTCGGACATATCAACACGAATTAGGTTATCCTCACTTCCAAATATTTCTTTTGCTAGTTGTTTCGCCAAATACGTTTTACCAACACCTGTTGAACCCAAGAATATAAATGAACCAATTGGTTTACTGGGATCTTTAATACCTAATCTATTTCTTCTGATAGCCTTTGCAATCTTGGATACAGCTTCTGACTGTCCAATAACTTTTGATTCCAAATTATCGGCTAATGATGATAATTTGTTGGTTTCATCAGATGTCATTTTTGATACTGGTATTTTTGTCATATTGGATACGACTTCATAAACTAATTCTGTTGTAACTTGTTTCTTTTTATTTAACAAGTCGGATTCAAATTTTTTCTTTTCTTCGTCCAACTTATCCAATATTTTTGTTTCCTTATCTCTTAAATCTGCTGCTAGTTCATAATTTTGGTTTTTAACAACATCAATTTTTTGTTGTTTAATTTCCAAAGCTTGTAATTTCAAGTCTTCAATAATTTTCGGCATTTTAATTTCTACCTGGCTTCTCGCTCCAACTTCATCGATTATATCGAAGGCTTTATCAGGGAATTCTCTATCTGTGATATATCTTTCCGCTAAATCAACACAAA